TAGAGCAAGAAGCAAGGTTGGGCTGGGGCAGTGATTACGCCGACTTGGTAGCAACCGCGACGTCGCGGGCAATGGCGGATGCCGAGACATTTATCAATCAAACATCTCAAACCGATAACAAATATATCAGCCAGATAAAAGAACAATACGATGCCGGACTATTAACTGCGGCGGCTGTGCTTGCGATGTTGACGAAGGCATTTGGGCCAATCAGGGCTGATATGATTGCCGCAACTGAGATTACTAGAGCATTACAAGTTAGCTCAGACACGTTACAAGAAATCCTTGGGGCAGCGGGGATTAAATCAATACAAATCTGGGAGACTGCCGGTGATGACCAGGTATGTTTCCCTGCGTGGACACACATACTGGCCCCTGAAGGGCCAGTTGAAATTGCCGCAATCCGTACCGGCGATTTGGTTTGCACCCCAGATGGGGATCGGCCAGTTGTTGCAACCATGCGGCGGGAATATGCTGGCAAGATGATTGCCATAAAACACAAGGGCGGCTCATTCGCTTGCACCGCTGAGCACCCCGTTTGGGTTTGTGGACGGGGATGGGCGGAGGCTTCTGAGATTCGCGCTGGGGACTGCTTGCAACTTGCCAATAAGGAACGCAGCAGGGTTAGTCGCATTGTTAATATCGGCCTCGGCAATACGGACTACCTCAAATCCCTCCCCTTCAAGAAATTCTGTTTTTCTGGCATCTCTGGCGATGTCTTGATGCCAGTAAGCCCCATCAACTTCAATGGCAATGTTATTGAGGATCACGAAATCAATAGAGTAGCGTCCAGCAGCGACTTCTTGTTGGTAAGGAATACCAAGAAACTCCAAAAGCTCCCTAACCGTTTTCTCCAATCGTGTCTCGCCCTGAAACTTGCGATAACAAGCCATGCTACAAAACTGCCTGGTTTCTTGGGGGCAAACACGGACGCGCTTCCCGCAATTTCTGCAAAGAATATATTGGGGTGGCCTTCTACATCCCTCACTACAGTATTTGGGAGCCCATCGCTTTTCCGAGGAGAAAAACACCTTGCCACAACGTCTACAAATGATTGGCCGCCGATTGATTGTGCGACATGCCTGACTACAAAATGTGCGCTTCCCAATCTTGCTGCGGGGAATTCTAAACTCTATGCCACAGACAGGGCAAGTTTGAAGAACCGTATAATGTTCGCGCTGATAAGCGGCATGACACGCCCAACTACAAAATTTTTCTCCTCTTTTCACGCGGGATGGATTAAGATAAAACGCCGTACCGCATTGTGGGCAAGTTCGGTATTCACCACGGCGCTTGCGTTTTGCGGGCTCAAACTTCAATCTCTCTGGGGATATTGGCATTGGATACGCCTCCTTTGTAGAGTATACATAACTTACTTCAGAAAGTCAAATACCGTTTATAACCTAAGTATTGATGGCACCCCACAGTATTTTGTTGGCCAGCGAAGTCAGGCCCTGGTTCACAACTGTCCTGTTTGCGCCGATCTTGAGGGGACCACTGAGAGTGTGTGGCGGCAAATAGCGCCTACTGGCCCGCCGATTCACGTACGGTGTCGGTGTAATACGAGGGTGGAAATAATAAAATGAACCCCGGTGTTCCCATAACAATCAGTGTGGTTGGCATGAAAGAAGTCGCCAGAGACCTTGGTTTAGTTGGGCTACAAATGTCCAACACAATTGATCGCGGGGTTAGCAGAATAGCGGATGTAGCAAGATCAAGGCTGATAATCTACCCGCCAATTAATGAGGGCAATCGGCCCAAGCCCTATCCGGGGAAGTGGTATGTTCGTGGTTACGGCCCGATGTGGTCTACGAAAAGCGGAACCGTACATGGACGAAGAACCTCCGAACAACTCGGAAGATCGTGGCGGAAAAAACGGACAAAGCCAATGGAACGAGTTGTTGACACGCCGGTTAGTTATGCTCCCTATGTTATGGGGCATGGAAGCCAAAGCGCGGTTCACGCAAGGCACGGGTGGAACACCGAGAGCTTCGTGGCTGACCAAATTCAGGAAAGCGGCATGGCGCAGAAGATCATATTGGCAGAGATTGATGCCACACTGAGGAGGGCCGGATTATAATGGGCATTTGGAGCGCGTTATCCGCCGTATACACTGACGATTTGGGATGTGGGGTGAATTATGCCATGGAATGTGAATAATGTGGAAGACCACATTCACGGATTGACGGATAAAGAGAAGGAACAATGGGTCGCCGTAGCAAATTCTGTGTTGGAAAAGTGTCTAGCAGATGGCGGTGATCAGAAAGAGTGTGAAGCAACTTCGGTGATTCAGGCCTCTGGAGTTGTGAGCAATAAGGTGCTCGGTGAGGGTGTAGGCGTAGGTGGCCCGCCGCAAGTTATAGGCGGCACGGATACCTGTGTGTGCCCTAAGTGCGGGTATGAGGCTGAGCACACAAATAGAGGAACGCCCTGCGCGGAAATGAAATGTCCCAAGTGTGGGACCGCGTTGCAGGGGAAGGAGAAAGATGTGAAAGAGAACGAGGAGGAAATCCTTGAAGAGAAGGAACCCACAAAACAGGAGCCCGATAAGGAGCCCAAAGAGGGGCCCAATGAAGGGGAGCCTGTAGAGGAACCCGAAATTGAATCTGAAGCGGAATCTGAGGAAGACGAGATCGAGAAAAAGGCCGTTTGGTCTACTGCCTACAAGAATGATCTTCCAGACTCTCACTTTTTCTTTGTAGAGAGTGGCGAAAAGGATGATGAGGGAAAGACAACCCCACGCTCCTTGAGGCACTTACCCTACAAAGACAAAGAGGGAAAGGTAGACTTGCCGCATGTGCGAAACGCCATTGCGAGAGCGAATCAGATAAAGCTCAAAGACGGCAGCACGATTTCAGAGGAGAAGGCCAACGCGATCAAGAAACGCGCACAGGCACTCTTGGAGAAAAAGTCTGCTGATGCCTATGTTGGGTTTGGCGCTTCTGTAAAGGCTCTTGGGGACGGGAAAGTCGGTGGGTACTTGGTGTTATTCACTGACGCAGATCATCCTGATCTGGCGGGGGATTATTTCACCAAGGATACGGATTTTGATTTTGAGGACGGCGACAAAACAGCCATTTACTATCAGCACGGGTTTGATCCCACCCTTGGGAAAAAGCGCCTGGCGCGTGGGACGCTCAAGATGATGGATGCCGGTGTTTGGGTCGAGGCCCAGCTTGACATGCGAGATGAATATGAAAAAATGATCTACAGCATGGTTGAGCAAAAGAAACAGGGGTGGTCTAGCGGAACGGCGTCTCATTTGGTAGAGTGGGAAATTCCATATGAGATGGCCGACGGTGCAGTTGGAAAGGGAACCTGGATCAAAACATGGCCCCTGGGACTAGACGCGAGCATCACACCAACACCCGCCGAACCAAAAACGACGGTAGTTGCGCTGAAGAGCTTTGGCGAGAGTGTGGTAGAAACGCTAACAAAAGAGGAAAAGCCAGAAACCGTGATACGGGTAGAGGTTGTTCAGACCGAATTGAAGGAATCAGTTGACGCTCTTACAAAGGAGCTAAAAGAAGGAGATAAAGAAATGGATGAGAAAGAGATTGTTCGGCTCGCCACAGAACAGGCGATTGCCGGAGTGAGGGCGTGGATTGAGAGCGCCACCCCAGACGAGGTTGCACTGCTCAATGTGAAGGCTGACGTGAAGGTTGACGAGAAGTACCGATTCTCTGACTTTCTGAAGGCCGTTGCATATAAAGACCATGCCGCGCTTGCCAAGATGGACTCGACTAAGCTACTGGGGGATCAGACGGGAGCTTCGGGCGGATTTACGGTCCCCCCGCAGTTTCTGCCGCAGTTGATCCAGCTTGCATCAGAAGATTCTATTGTCCGTTCACGGGCATTGAATATCCCGATGACATCGCGAACCGTTATCGTTCCTGGGCTGGACTCTACGGGCACTGGCGTAGGCGCTGCTCACGCCTTGGGTGGCGTGGTAGCGACCTGGACTGAGACAGGAACTACGAAGCACGAAACGGAGCCATCGTTCACGCAGATTGAGCTTGTCGCAAGAGAATTAAGTGGGTATACGCAGGTCAAGGATGCGCTACTTCAGGACAGTGCAATCTCGCTTGAGGCGCTACTTTACAGCTTGTTTGGTCGCGCCATTGCCTATCAGGAGGACTATGCGTTTTTGCTAGGGACTGGGGCAGGGATGCCGTTGGGTATCTTGAATGCTGGTGCGCTGTTGACCGTAGGTCGGCAGGTAGCGAACCAGGTAAGTTATACTGATGTGACAAATCTAAAACAGCAGTTGTATCCGCCCTCGTGGAAGAGTGCGGTATGGATTTGCCAGACAGACATCTATACGCAGATCACCCACATGGAAGACACCGCCGGGAATATCATCTGGCAGCCGAACGCGCGAGTTGGTGAGCCGGAGACCCTGTTGGGGCTTCCCGTCTTCTGGACGGAAAAGACGCCCGCGTTGGGGCAGACCGGTGACATCTTGTTAGCTGACCTGAAGTGGTACTATGTCGGCACCAGAGAGGGATTGGCAATTGATGCGAGTGGAGACTATGCCTTTATCAACAACACCACGACCTTTAGGTTTGTGGAGCGGTTAGATGGGCAGCCCTCGTTGAGCCAACCAATGTTCAAGGCCGACGGCGTAACCCAGATCAGCCCGTTCGTGGCGCTTGGCGCTGCGGCATCATCGTAAGGAGAATAAGAAATGTATCCAGAATTGATTTCTGAACGAATGGAACTGATGGGGCACATCGTCCCTGACGACCACCTTGGGACCTACTATACTGATTGGTTCTCGATGGCCGAAACCGCAAGACTGCTAGTACAGGTACATTGCGGTGATATGGGCCAGACGGCCACAGTGGATGTAGACCTTCAGCAGGCAACGGATAATACCGGTACTGGCGTGAAAGCTATCGCCGGGAAGGCAATTACCCAGTTGACTGCGGCCGGCGGGGATGGAGACGACTACTGCGAGATCAACCTGCGGGCGGAAGAGATGGACGCCGCAAATAGCTTCGACTGGGTGCGGGTACGAATGCAGTGCCTCGTTGCGGCCAGCGTGGTTAGCGTAGTAGTGCTGGGCGAGACGCCGCGTTATGCGCCAGTTTCTCAGACCGCAAAGACCGAAGTAATTGCCTAGTTTTCTGGGGGGGAGACGGATTAGTGTGGATTCAACTAACGAAATATCAGCGCCTACCTGGTGATCATGGCAAATCCCCGCTTCACTATCCTGGCGAGGTCATCAATGTCAAAAACCGCGCGTTCTGTAAAAAGCTAATTGACAGGGGTATTGCAATTGACGTTGGGGCCTCTAGCCAGGAAATGCCGGGAGATGCCGGGATTCTAATACGCAAGAGGGTAAAAGCCCCTGGTTGGGCTGAGGCATTTTCACTAGATGTCAAGTTTGGCGACATTTCGTTGCCATTTGAGCACACACTGATCTGGAACCCCCCCAAGCCACCCAAGCGGCAGTATATCATGGTGTCCTTTAAGATACTGCGTATCTGGGATGTCCTGGTTCCTGTTAGAAGTTACGAAAAACTTGTTGAGCAAATAGGGACGCCTGAGGAAAAAAAGCGCATGAAGAAGCTCGTTCACGATCTTCACGTGCCGTTTTTTAGCACGGGCGTCATGTTTGTAAGGCGAAATGACAGAACCAAAGAATTGATAGAGATGTGGAACGCCGAGCGGGGAAAGTGGTCTGACGAAAGGTTGGCGTTCTTGTATTCTGTATACAAAGTAAAGCCGTTCATTCTCCCGTTACCAACTTTGTGGATCGCAAGCAAATGATCGGGGTTTGTTATATAGTTTACGGATACCCAGCGAGACGAGAGGCTGGTTATTCGATTATGACTCTAAGACAGCAACACCCAGAAATGAACGTAACGGTTATTGGCGAGAAGATAAAGGGATACCCATGTATTCCGTTTGAGACCAAGGGGACTCCTGGAAGGTGGGCCAAAGTAAACCTATATGATTTGTCTCCGTATGATACGACGATTTACCTTGATGCAGATACGAGAGTACACAGGAAATTAACCCCCGCCATTCAGATGCTAGAAGATGGTTGGGATATGGCGATAATTGTGAGCAAGTGCCAAGAGGAAAAGTGGCTTTGGCACGTTAATGATGAAGAGCGAGAACAAACGCTAGTAGAAATAGGTTGTCCGATAGCACAGCTTGGCGGAGGAGTTATTTTCTTCAATAAGAATCCACGTGTAAAGAAATTCTTTACTGCCTGGAGAGAAGAGTGGTTGCGCTGGCAAGACCAAGATCAGGCCGCATTGTTGAGGGCATTGGTTAAGAACCCAGTAAAACTGTGGCCATTGAACATGGCCTGGAATAGCGGTCACATCATAGAGCATAGATTTGGAGCGGCGAGACAAAGTATCGTTTGTGTGGCAAATGTATAATTTGAGCAGTTCAAATTAAACATTTCTATAATTTGAGGGGGATACATGAAGGAATACACGAAGATGACGAAGGCGGAGAAGAAAAGGATATTGGTGTTAGAGGCGGGTGGGGCAACCTATGAGGAGGCAGAAGCAATAGTTTCAGGAAGAGTAAAAGTGCGAATAACACGTGAGTCTGAAACAAAGAAGAAGAAATGAAAGTTCGTGTCGTTACGCCTTCCTATAAACCAGGAAGCGATGCGATCATTGCTAGGTTAGCGAAACACCTGGAACGGAACGGATGGCGGGTTGGGGAACCAAACCCCAGAGCATTGGTCAACATCTTTATCCCATACGATCAGTGGCGAAAGACGAGATTTACTCGAACGCCTATTGCGGGGTGGTTTACTCACAAAGAGGAAAAGAGCGTCGAGGGCGGGGCTAAGCTAAAGCGTTGGAATGAGGCTGCTCGGAAACTAGACCTAAGAGTTACGCCCTGTAAGTTGTATGTTGAGGAATTGTCCGGGTTTGGGCCAACGGTTCAGATACCGCATCCGGTTGAATTAAAGCTGTTCCGGCCAGCAAAGAGACGGAAGAACAAAAGGCCGAGAATCGGCGTTGCGGGAAGGGTTTATCCTGGCGGCAGGAAGGGTGAACACTTAGTCAAGAGGCTCGCCAGAGACTACGGCGACAAGTGGGAAATTTGTGCATCAGGTCGTGGGTGGCCTGTTAAAACAGTCAATTATCCTTGGCGGAAGATGCCGGGTTATTATCAAAGTTTAGACGTTTTCCTGTGCACGAGCTTGGTAGAGGGGGGGCCAGTAACCGTGTTTGAGGCATTGGCTTGTAACAGGCCGGTTGTGATCCCGATTGGAGTGGGGCAGATGGATGAGCTCCCCTATTCTCGGGGGGTTTACCACTATCCCAAGGGGGACTATAACTTGATGATACGAGCGATACGAGACGCACTTGCTGAACCAGTAGACGGATTAAATGAATTGGTTGCTGGTTGTACGATTAAAAAGTGGTGTCAAGACTGGGCGACGGCAGTGGAATCTATATGAAGGTCCACATCGTCATTACAAACCATAAGACAGACTGGATTCTGGCCCGTTTTGCAAGACATCTAATGAAATACAACAAGTGGACTGCTGGTAGCAAGCCAATGGTTGCTGCCGATGCGAACGTTTTCATTCCGTATCTTGATTGGCGATTTACGCACTGGAAAAACACTCCATGGGCTGCTTTTTTCACACATGACGAAAAGGGCAATCCGATGAAGCGCAGTGCGTGGGATCACATTGCGCCGAGGGCTGATCTTCGGATAACAATGAGCCAGAAATACGCGGCGGAGCTAGAGAAGTTTGGCCCAACTACAAACATCCCTCCCCCAGTAGAAGAGATGTTCCAGCCAGGCAGTTATCCTGATAATGCAAAGCCAATAATCGGGGTTTCGGGAGTAGTTTACAAATATGGAAGAAAGGGCGAGAAATTAGTTCAAAGACTCAAAGAACACAAAGAATGGATCGTTCGGGCATCTGGGAAGGGGTGGCCGTGCCCAACAAAGTATTATGAATGGTCGCGGATGCCCAAGTATTACCGAAGACTAGACGTATTTCTTTGTACAAGCCTGATAGAGGGTGGGCCAGTAACTGTACTAGAAGCATTGGCTTGCGGAAGACCGGTGGTAGTGCCAGAACACGTTGGGTTGATAGATGAACTCCCGCATGTTGCAGGAATATGGCGATATGAAGCAGGCAATTATGATAGCATGGTTACGGCTATTGAGCAAGCATTGGACGAAAGGGCTGATCCATACGAGCTTCACGAAATCGTTGGGAGCAGAACACCCGAAAAGTTCGCTACTGCGTGGAGAGTCGCGGTTGAGAGTATGCTAACCCCAAATAAGCCTATTGTTATTGGGCCAGACGAATCACCAGATTGGCACGGGAAGGCTGGGGTTTATGTCGTAGCTTACGGCAAGCCAGCACATGACTGTGCATATCATTTGATTAGATCAATTCACAAAAACAGTCCTGGGATTCCAGTGCAGTTGGTTACAGAGGAAAAACTTGCTTCATACAAAAAGATATTGAAGCCTGGCGATACGATCAAGGTTATCCCATTGAGCGATGCTAGGGCCAGGACGCAAAAAACAAAGATTTGGAAATACGCGCCCAAAGAGTGGAAGTACGTTCTGTATCTTGACGCTGATATGTTGGTGGCGAAGCCGCTCAATCTGTTTTTCGACATATTACAAGACGGCTGGGATATGGTTGTTACGCTGAGTCCACCAAGGGGGCCATTGGTACACCACGCCCAGAGAAAAAAGTACGAGGAGGAAAACCGATATACAACAGGAAAGCTGGGTTCGGCCAATCTCCTACAAATAGCTGGTGGGGTGTGGGCTTTTAGAAGGAATGCAAGAACACAAGCCTTTTTAGAGGGATTCCACAAAGAGTGGAGGCGGTTTCAGCACACAGACCAGCAAAGCATGATGAGATCATTCTGGAAGAACCCGGTGAGGATGTGGACACTGCCGCGAGAGTTTAACTGGTTTGTTCACCACGAGAAACCGAGTAAAAAGGCGGTAATTTATCACTTTGCGACAGCAGCAAGGGCCTGGGGAGTTCGACATCCAGGAAGGAAATTGTGGCGGAAATATGTGAAATCAATATGATGCTCCACAAAATCAGACTAAATCTCGGTGCTGGCAAGAGATACCTAGAATACAAACTGGACCGAAACCTTACTGAGCCGTTATTTGATCCGCCGTTTTACGAAACGGAATTCGTTCAGCACGATCTCAAATTGTATTCAGACCAAATAGATATTGCCTGGGACTTGAACAAGACACCATGGCCCTGGCAAAATGAGACATTTACCCGTATTGAGGCGTGGGCTGTATTTGAACACCTAAAGATCAACCTTGTTGAATCGGTCAATGAGTGTTGGCGGATTATGCGACCTGGTGGGAAACTCCACATCAAGGTTCCTTATTGGAAACACTATAGGGCATGGAAAGACCCCATGCACTATTGGCGATACGAAAAGGGGGTATTTGATTACTTTGATCCAAATACGAAATATGGCAAAGAGTATGATGAATATACCCCACACAAATGGAGAATAGTCGATGGTGGCTGGACTGACAAAAAGAGAACGGCTATCTGGGCAGACATGGTAAAGATATTATCGGAGGAACAATGGGAAATGAGCCTTAAAAGCGAGATCCCGCGACGTCGCGGGATGGTCATTTGGTTGACCGGCAGAAGCCAGGCTGGAAAAAGCACAATTGTTCGGGGGTTGCAATTGATGTTCCCGCATCTTGTTGTGGTGGATGACAAGCATTTGTGGGAAGCGGTTTGGAAGCACACATATCAAAAAGCGGGCCTCGCCATATCCCACGAGACCAAAGGAAAGGTGTTGCAATATGACGACCCCGAAATTCTAGCAGATGCTCATTCAGACTTTGCTATTGAGCTTGCTCATGTGGCTAAAGTATTGGCGAAACAGGGCCACATGGTTCTGGTTGACATGGTGGCCTCGCCGCAATCAAGACGGGACAAAATAGATGAAATCTGTCAGCCGCATTGGATTTACGTCAAGCGGGAAGGGGGGGAATACAAAACCCCCAAATACGAGCCGCCAAAGAAATTTGATGCAATAATAGACAATGACAAACTCACGAAGAAACAAGCCATTGAGAAGGCCGCTCGCATTATCGTACGGTTACGAAAAGGAGAATGATGATCGTTAAAAAGCTATCTATTCCAGAGGAGTTGGTTGTTCAAGCAGAGACAACTGATGAGCACAAGAACTACGGCAAGGAGTGTTTCATTGCGCACAGCCCAGAGCTGGAAACCGCCCTAGAGAAAGAATATGCACAAAGGGGGCTGTGCCTAAAGGTTTTCAAAGACGGGGACATCAAAGAACCAGAGAGATTCCGTTACGGCGGGGCGCGACTTCCGGTTTGCACGACAGTACAGAACTTCTTTGCATCGCACGGAATCGCACCAAGGGTGTATGATGTGGCGGTTGTTAATGAGAAGTATTTGGTGCAGGTTGTTGAATACGCAACGGGCGACGGAACCCCCAACATGGCATTGGCGAAAAACCTTGTTCGCAAATACAAAATCGGAATTAAACTCCACGGGCTTGCAGTTCCAGACCCGCACAAGGGGGCGCTAAAGTATGTCACAATCCCCTACAAGTGGGTTGGCGGGTTGTTCGTGGATTTTGGAAGGTTTGTATTCCTTGATCCGAAGCACGTCAAAAAGTATCTACGGAAAAGGGTCCAGATACGAAAGGGCAAGAAGGTTGCATACCAACCCATAAGAGAAATGGATATTCCTGGTCAAAGGAATCACAAACACCGGCTGAAGCACATGAGGCTAGACGATGTGGACTTTAACGGGAAGACAGTCCTTGACCTTGGATGCAACAACGGGACGTTTTGCCGAGAGGCAATTCGGCGAGGAGCCGCAAGGGTTGTTGGCGTAGATTTCAGGCGGGCCAGAATTTGGCAACTGGTAAATGACTGGCTAGGGTACTGGAATCTTAATGTACTCCCACTAAGTCTTCCCGATGAGAAAGACGCGATAAAGGCGCTTACTGGGATTGAGAAGTTCGACATTGTATTCGCATTGGCGATCATTCAACACATGGAGGGCGGATACGACACGTGGATTGCTGATCTAACCAAAGAGGTTTTGTTCCTTGAGGGCAATTGGAATGTTGAGCCAGAGAAATACCGGCCAGTTTTGGAAAGGGATTTTGACCGTGTTGAGCTAACCGGATATGTCCGAGACGAAGACAAGAGGGCAATGTTTAGGTGTTGGAAGGTCCAAAAAGCAGAACCCAAACCCCTTCCCAGGGGGAGGGTTGCCCGACGGAAGGCCGCTATTGAGCGAGGCCGAACCATCGAGGGCAGGGTAATGATCGACGAGAAGACACTGGGGTTCTTGTACGACATGGCGAAAATCGCTCCAAAGGGTGATGCTTGTGAGGTTGGGGTAATGTGCGGGTCTAGCCTGGTAACGTGGGCGGCTGCGCGACCTGGAAAGAAGTATGCGGTTGACAATGTGGACAGACCAGATTTCCGAGAGAATCTAAAGTATTGGGACTTGAGGGCCGAGGTATTGATTGGTGATTCGGCAGAGATGGCCAAAAAGATGGGGGACTTGGCGTTTTGTTTCATTGACGCCGACCATACGGAAGCGGGAATCCCCCGCGACATCACGGCATACACTCCAAAGATAGTCCCTGGCGGAATCGTTGTATTTCACGACTATGATGAAGACGAGGGCAAAAAGGGCAAGGGATACGTCGTCTTTGAAACCGTAAACAAGTGGCAGAAAGAAGCCAAGTGGGAGAAGATCGGGCAAGTTGGAATCACGATAGCGTTTAGAAGGCCAGAAACCATAAGTGTGGGAGAGATGAATGATTCACAGCCTAGCGATAGACGAGGAACTTCTAAAGCCAGTAGCGGCGGGGAAGAACTGCCATTTAGCGAAGAGCCCAGAGCTAACGAGGATATTGAAAGAGCAGTTCGGCAGACCGAACCTGTGCCTCAAGGTATTTGAAAAGCCCGTTTGGTCGGGAGTCTCGCTAAGTGAGGCAACGAAAGTTCAGAATGTCTTTAGTTGGTACAAGTTAGCGCCAAGGGTCTATGCAATAGCAACGGTTGGCGACCATATAGTTCAGGTAGAAGACTTTGTTGAGGGGAACGGGCCAAGACGGGTTAAGAAGGCCCAAAAGGTCGCCGCGCAATACCACCTGGCGGTTAGAGATGGCGAAATAAATAAACAAATAGCCGAATCTCACCGCTGGATAGATGGGAAGATCGTAGACTTTGGCAGGTTTTACTTTGCCTCAAAGAAGTGGTACGAGAAGAAGCTAAAAGACCACCTTTATCGGTATCACAAGAAGCCGCACAAGGAAAGTATTGGATACCATCCCTGCCCAGAGCTAGAAGTTGGTGGTCGAAGGGAAATAGACTCTCGTATAGAGAGAATGGAATGGGGCGATTTCACTGGGAAGACGGTATTGGACATTGGTTGCAATTCGGGGGCGTTTTGCTGGGAAGCCGCCAAACGAGGAGCCAAGAGGGTAATCGGGGTAGACCACAAGTTCGCTGGTGGGAACACGCAGTTAGCAAATTGGTTAGGATATTGGAACATAGACTTTCTCGAACTAACGCTTCCTCAAGAGTGGCGAAAGATCAGGAAGTTGGGAATCGAGAAATTCGATATTGTCATTTGTCTAAGTATCGTCGGACATGCTGGCGGATATAACTATTGGATACCAGAACTCTGTAAGGACTTGATCTACTTTTCTGGTCAGGGGAAGGAAAAGCGAGACAAGTATCAGCGCTTCTTAGATAGAGACTTTAAGAAGGTTGAGTGGCTCGGATACGTGACCGACAACGGCAAGCATCCGTTGTGGCGTTGCTGGAAATCGGAGGAACCATATGGCATATACGACATTAGATCAGGTAAAACAATATCTGAGGATTAACGCAGGCGAGACGTTTGATGACGATCTGATAAATGCGTGTATCGCTCGTTCCCAGGCGTATATTGATGGTGAAACTCACAGAACATTTGAGTCTTTCGTAGCAACGAGATTATACAACGCGGAGAAAGACGTTCCCTGCTCGACACAGCTTTCATTGGATTATGACCTGTTAGAGGCTACCGCCATCACAAACGGAAACGGCGAGGCGATAGACATGGCAGTGGTTTCATATGAGCCAACAAACAACAGCCCGAAATACATGATCCTTCTAAAGAGCGGGTCCTGGACTTGGACTGGTACGCCAATAGACGCAATCAGCGTTACAGGAACTTGGGGATACAGCGCAACCGCACCAAAAGACATAGAACAGGCTTGTCTAAGATTAACTGCCTTTTTGTATCGCCAGAAGGATGCACAGCTATTTGATGTCACGAGTTATTATGA